CCAAGCATTGCGGAGCTGACAGGTGTTCCTGTAAGTGATGTTCAAGCTATCGCTAATGCAGTTGCTAACCCTAACAACGCTTCGAAGTCTAACGAGATTAGCTACGCAAACCCGCCAAGCAATAGTGCAAACTTAACAGGTATTGAAAGCTTTATGGGTACTATCTCTGGTGGTAAAGATGTATCGCCAGAAGAAGTCGCAGCTATTGATATGCTAGGTGATCTTGCTGCTGTTGGTATCTTCGGTGCAGCCACATCCAGAGGTGGTTACACTGGCATGGACGAGGCTATTGCTGGTCTTGATGGTTACGGCGACGCACCTGACGGTGGCGGTAATGCTGATGGTGGTAATGCACCTGGTAATGATGGACCTTCTAACGATGGACCTTCTGGTCCTAGCGGTCCTTCTGGTGGAGGTGTATCAGGTGAAGGCTATAGCGGCGGCACGTCTTATGGCGGTGCTTTCTGGAACAAAGGTGGCATGGTAGGTTACGCTGAAGGTGGCGATGTAAAAGATCCTACTGTTGTCACAGACTATACTACAGGCATGTTTACTCAAGACCCAAGCGATCCTACTCAGGTTATCTTGGGCTATGGCTATGAGGGTACTGGCAGTCAAGCTAAAGGTTATGAACTAGTAACATACTATGGGCCTAACGGTGAGACTATCAATATCCCTCTGTTCAACGGTGTTCCTATTGGGTTTATCCCTCCGGGTTATACTAGAACAGCTACTGCTGCAAAAGCTGGCGAAGAAGAAGATACAGGTAGAACAGCTGATGATTACGGTGGGTTGTCTGATGGTGAAACCCCTGGCATGGATCTTAGCGCTATGTCTTATGCCGACCTGCAAGAGGCTATTGATGGCATTGAGAATAACAGTAACCTAGCAGGCATGATGACTAATGCATTAAGTAAAACAGCGTTTGGTCAAATAGCTAAAGCTCTAACAGGTAAAACTATTGCACAAAAAGCTCTGGATGATTATCGTGCAGAAATGATTACACGAGATGAGTTCCTTGATAGCCCAGAACAATCTAGAGCACGTGACCTTGAAGCGTCTATGGGTCTAGATCGTGGTGAAGCTATCTCTATGGGTCAAGGTCTCTCTGGCGATGGTTCTTTTGCTGCTGATTATGCTGCAGCCTCCGCTCATGCAGAAGCTAACCCAACAGGCATGACTACAGGTAAAGGTTTGTCACCTACTGATGTAATTGGAAACCTGCCTGGAGATTTCACAGGTAGCAAAGGCCCAGCGCCCAGCAATGATAACGGTAATGACAACGGTAATGATAACGGTAATGATAACGGCGATGACAACGGTAATGCCAGTGACAGCGGTATGGCCGGAATACGTTAAACTAGTTTAAGTTACTCAGATAACTATAAGGCTACCCAGCGCTATGCTGGCCCCAACATAAGGAGTTTAAAATGTCGGAAGTAGCACAACAAGCAGTAGATTCAGCTTCGCACCTGCGCAATGCAGCACGTGTAAAGAAAGAAGAAGAAGAACTGCGCAAGCTTATGGAGCAACACCTCAATGGCGAAGATACCCGTAGTGTACAGCAAGAAGCCCCTGAAGAAGCTCCGCAAGAAAGCAGTGAAGCCGAAGCAGTCGAAAGACGTTCTGAGACTAAAGAAGCTGAACAAGAAGAAAAGTTAAGCAAAGAAGAAGAGTCTTTCAAGAAACGCTATGGTGATCTGCGTCGCCACATGCAAGAGAAAGAGCAAGAGTGGAAGATTAAGTTCGAACAGCTAGAACAGAACTTAACTAAAGCTGCTAAGAACGAACTTGTTCTACCTAAGAATGAGAAAGACATCGAAGCTTGGGCTAGGAAGTACCCTGACGTTGCTGCTATCGTAGAAGCTATTGCTGACAGAAAAGCTCAGGAACGTTCTTCTGACATTGATAAGCGCCTTAAAGAGATTGAAACTCTTAGAGTGCAAGCCAAGAAAGAAAAAGCAGAAGCTGAACTTATGAGCTTGCACCCTGACTTTGCACAGATTCGTTCTGATGATGACTTTCATACGTGGGCAGAAGCTCAGCCTAAGTGGGTCCAGGACGCTCTGTACGACAACGTAGATGATGCTAAGTCTGTAGCACGTGTGATTGACTTGTATAAAGCAGACAAAGGCATTACATCAAAGAATACAGGGTCTTACGATAAAGCTGCGGCTTCTTCTGTTAAGGCTCGTAATCGTAATACTCCAGAAGCGGATGAATCTAAGAAGTACTTCCGTGAATCTGAAGTTAATAAGATGTCCACTAAAGAATACGAAAAACATGCTGATCAAATCATGGACGCTATTCGCAGTGGAAAGTTTGTCTATGATGTTACTCAACGCTAAATAAGTACTTGACAACAGTAATATCATAGGTATAACTACAAGCATGTATAAGGGTAGCTGATCACTATCCTTATCTTGCTTACTTAAAGCACTAAGCCACACTTACAAAGAACTACCCAACAGTTTAGGCCCAGCGCTCAATAGACGGCCATCTTACGAGCATAGCTGACCACCCTAACACTCTTGGCCTCTTTCGTGGATATGACGTGTCTTAATACTCAACATAGCCATATCTATAGGAGGAACTTACTATGGCTTTCGCATCCGTATCGGGTTATGGGAACCTGCCCAATGGCAACTTCTCGCCCGTCATTTACAGCAAACAGGTACAGCTTGCATTCCGCAAGTCGGCTGTTGCTAACGCTATCACCAACAACGATTACTTTGGTGAGATTGCAAACCAAGGCGACACCGTTCGCATCATGAAAGAACCGGAAGTCACGGTTAACGAGTACGCACGTGGTAAAACCATTGCTACTCAAGACCTTGACGACACCGACTTCCAGCTGGTCGTAGACAAAGCTAACTACTTCGCATTCAAACTGGATGACATCGAAGAGGCACACAGCCACATCGACTTCATGCAGCTGGCCACTGATCGTGCAGCCTATCGTTTGGCTGATCAGATGGACAAAGAAGTGTTGGGCTATCTGTCGGGCTACAAGCTGACTCCGGCAACTGCTGGTTCGCCCACTGAAGACGAAGTTGCAGACACCGTGAATGACACTGTGTCGGGCACCAAAGCTGACTCGGGCGCAGGCAGTGACGAACTGCTGGCAGCTAACAAGCTGAACAAAGGTGACTTCGGCAACATCACCACTTCTGGTGCTGATGATCACTCGATCCCCGTTGCTCCTCGTCTGACTGGCGCAACTTCGGTTTCGGCTTCGACTGCTACTCCTCTGCAAATCATTGCTCGTATGGGCCGTTTGCTGGACCAGCAGAACGTTGACACTCGTGGTCGCTGGATTGTTCTGGACCCCATCTTTGTTGAGATGCTGAAGGACGAAGATTCTCGTGTCCTGAATGCTGACTTCGGTGGTTCGGGCTTGATGAACGGTCTGGTTCTGAACAACCTGCACGGCTTCCGTGTATACGTTTCGAACAACCTGCCTTCGGTTGGCACTGGTGCTGGCACTGCTGGTACTGCTAACCAGAACACCAACTACGGTGTTATCGTTGCAGGTCATGATTCGGCTGTTGCAACTGCTGAGCAGATCAACAAAGTTGAATCGTATCGTGACCCTGATTCGTTCGCAGACATCGTACGTGGTATGCACCTGTACGGTCGTAAGATCCTGCGTCCTGAAGCTCTGGTCTCGGCCAAATACAACGCAGCTTAATTAAAGCTTACGGGGGCATCCTTTAATTAGGGTGTCCCTTTATTAAGGTTTAACTTGTATGCAATTAGTTTCTTCTGAGTATAAGTCTATTCTGTCTGACACCCATGCTAAGCTAGCAGATACGTGGGGCGGAGGTCATAGCGTAGATAAGCTTCCTAAATATGAAGATGCTTTGAAGAGCCTAAAAGTAAAAACTATCTTAGACTACGGTTGTGCTAACGGTAAGTTTAAGATTTACATGAATACTCACAGACCTGAGTATGATGTAAGAGAGTATGACCCTGGCATTGAAGGTAAGGATGCTTTACCTGAACCTGCTGACTACATCGTATGCTGTGATGTTATGGAGCACATAGAGCCTGACTTACTGCATAATGTAATGAAACACTTACAGAGTTTAATTATCAAGGGCGGCTTTTTTAATATCTCTACTAAGGATGCTGTTACGCTACTGTCTGATGGAAGTAATGCACACAAGATAGTTGAAACAGGTGAGTGGTGGGTAGAGTTATTCAGAGAGTATTTTAATGTCGAGTCAGTTGAAGTTAGACGAATCGAAACAAACTTTAAAGTGCTCCCAAAGGCATGAAGGTACAGTCTTTATAGCTCTAGATGATATCTTTAGTTTGAATGACAATCTGCGTGACAGTAACTTTGAGAATACGTTTAACAAGTCTATGAAGTCTAAGGGTATGTTAAACCCTATACTTCTATCCACTGAGGAAGGCTTTAAGACTCACACACACCCGTTTGACAGAAGGCCACAACCTAAAGATACCGGGAAGTTGTATCGCTGTATGATAGGCAATAACCGTTACAGATATGCACAGCAGAACGGTTACACACATATAGAAGCTCTTGTGATTGATGACTATGCTGAACTAAAGCGCAAGCACAGAGAGACGTTTCTAGAACCACGAAAGATGTAACATGGCTACATATGTTTCACTTGTAAACGAAGTACTGCGTCGTATGAACGAAGTCCAGCTTGACATTGCTGGTGATGGCTTTGGTGATACACGTAACCTGCAAGCTCTGGCTAAAGATGCAGTTAACTCTAGCGTCAGAGAAATCCTGCAAGTATCTCAAGAGTGGCCCTTTACGCTGACTACTTATACTCAGACTATGACTGCTGGCACAGGTGTGTATGACTTCCCTGCTGACTACTCTAAAGCAGACTGGGATACGTTCTACATTAAGCGCCTGGCTTCTCAAGAGAACAACCCTGATAGACTCTCTGTAATTAGCTATAATGACTATATTAGGGATTATCGTGGTCAAGAAGACATTACAGGTGAAGATGGCTACGGGGTTCCTATGATTGTGTATCAGACCCAGGAAGCTAAGTTCGGTGTAACTCCTGTGCCTGACGATGTATATGAGATTGAGTATCGCTACTGGTCTTTCCCTAGTGACATGATACAGTATAACGATACTTGCATTATCCCTGATAGGTTTAAGACTGTAGTTGTAGATGGTGCTATGATGTACATGATGCGCTTCAGAGCTAATGATCAGGGTGGTGAAATCCATAAGCAGAAGTTCGAAGATGGTATTGACAACATGCGTAGGCTTCTTCTGGATTCACCTATGTACATTACTTCCACAGTTATTCCTGGTAGACAGTTCAACACTAATACAGGCACCAAGTAATGGCAGATAATCTTCGTACATTTGCTACTCCCTGTCAGGGTGGCTTGGTGCTTAACCAAGATCCTCTCACACAGGGTGGTCAGCTTGCTGGTACAGCTACACGGATGATTAACTATGAGCCTGCCTTGAACGGTGGGTATCGTCGTATCAGTGGCTTTACGAATACGTATGGTGAAGTTACTGGTGAAGCTGATACACCTGTACTTGGTGTGCATGTATCTGCTGACATTAATGATGGCATCTTTGCTGCACGTAAGCCTGCATCTGGCAATAACTATATCCACAAGTGGAATAACTCTACTGAATCGTGGGACGCTATTACTACCTCGGGTTCTCCTACTATGGTTGGTGTATCTAAGGTACGCTTCGAGAACTTCAACTGGGGTGCACCTAAGTTTGCTATGGTAGATGGTGTTAACCCTGCGTCTACTTGGGATGGAACGACTTACACTCAGCTTAATGGTGGTCAAGCGCCCAGCGCACCTAGCCTTGTAGCTGCATTCAATAACCATCTGTTTCTTGCTGGTGATAGCTCTGAGCCTTACAACTTGTATTTCAGTGCCCCTGTAGATGAAACTGACTGGACTCCTGCTAGCGGTGCTGGTGTTATCAATGTAGGTTTTAACATTGTACAACTTAAAGCATTCCGTAATGAGTTGTTTATCTTTGGTGCTAACAATATCAAGCGCCTTGTAGGTAACAACATTGCTGACTTCGTACTGCAGACTGTGACGAATAACCTTGGTTGTGTAGCACCTGATAGTGTAGTAGAGTTCAACGGTGATATTATATTCCTAGCACCTGATGGCATTCGCCCTGTGAGTGGTACGGATAGAATCGGTGATATTGAACTTGCTACGCTGTCTAAGCCTATTCAATCT